AGACTATTTCTATGTTATTCATTTTATGTTAATTTGTTTTTTATGTTAATTAAAAAATAAGCAGTTTATACTCATGCTTAGGAATATACTTTAGTATTATCAGAAGGTTTTAGTTTACTTACACTCATAAACCTACAATTTGAGATGCCATTCTCAGGTTGTCATAAAAATTACATAATAAAGGTTCCAATAAGGTGTCACCTATAACCACTTCTACCCTGCATAAGGCGAGTTATATTGTCAAGAGTATACCTCTCAAGACTCAACAGAATCTGGGTCTGTTCCAAGTTCACAATATAGTATTACTACTATTTACTGACTTTACAGTATATATTACATGCTAGTGAACTTTTACATTGTAATATAGTTTTGTTTTTGCATTTGTATAATGTTTCATCTCTTGTTTAAATGCTAATACTTTAAGAATATTAAAAGTTAACCCCAACTAGTATATAATAACTAATCAGGGTTAACATAAAATTATTTTTAAGACTTTATTAATTTAAAATCTTCAAATGATAAACATCTATGTTGTCTCCATTGTGGTGAATCAAACCAACAATCAACACCATTTGTTCCTTCTTGATAGTTTATTAACATAGAACTTGGCTCTAAATAATACTTTTCTAGTATTGTATTTAATACTTCTACTTTAGAAGGAGCTGGAACTCCTAATATTTGATGATAAATTGACATTGTATATGATGACTGTATAGTAGTCTTACTTTATGTTACCCTCGTAATATTATCATATTACTCAACGCACTAGACCTAAAACCTATTTATACTCTTCTAGTAGAGTTCTTTTATTCCATTTTCTTATTCCCCTAAAAATCCTTCATTTTTTCTATATATAGAGGATATTGTACACTATAATATATCAATATACTTCAAATAGTCCCCTTTTCATCTATTTTCACCCTAAAATATGTTCCACGTGGAACATTTTCCCCTATTTTCCCTTCAATTTTCTCCTTATCAGTATGATTTTCGTCATACAATTATCTATAAAAAGTGTTTTTTCTATATAAATTTTTTAGATTTATTTTGTATATTTGTATATATGAAAAAAATACCTAAGCATAGAGATGCTCATTTTCCTGAACATTGGTCTACTTACTTGTGTAAAAGATATCAAGCATATAAAGCTAGGATAGTTAAAAAAGGTAAAGAGTTTAAATTATCAGATGATTTATTTGAACATTTAATATATAGTAATTGTTTTTATTGTGGAATATCTTATAAAAATACAACTATGTCAATTGATAGGATTGATAGTAATTTAGGGTATATTCCTACTAATGTAGTTTCTTGTTGTAAGATATGTAATACCATGAAATTTGATTTAAATACAGATATATTTTATGACCAAATAATTAAAATAGTAAAACATAATAATTTAAAAGTATAAAGAAATGTTTTTACTTTTTGTCCAATTTGACCCTAAATCATCCTACTCTGACCAATATCATATTGGTAGTATAAGAATGTTTTAGTATAAAAACACCAATAATCTATATATTACATAGACTATTGGTGTTTTATTTAAGTATATGCCCTTACATATTTTTACTTTTTTGGACTATATGAAAGTTATTCTAGTATATAAATAACTTATAGCAATCTATAACACCACACTCCGAAGAATGTGATGTTACAGAATTGTTAGTTACTCCGCATCAACGGCTGTCAAATTTGATTGAAATGCAGATTGACTAGTGATGCTACGACCTGCTCTTTGGGATTGATAAGTGCCCCAACGCTCTTTACGGCTTGCCTTAACTACCATTACGGTTGCAATTAACTGATTGGCAGTCATTTTATCTGCGTCCTTGATTGCTCCAATAATGTTAGCGGTCGAATTAATTTCATTTTGAGCTATTTCAGTCTTCAATTTTTCATTGAGTGCTAAGAAATTAAACTCTGCTAAGAAATTGTATTCTCCACGATTTGATTTTAGACTCTCGATTGTTATCTCTTGACCTACTTGAAGGTCACGAGTTGCTATTTTAACTGCGTAAAGTTCTGTTCCGTTTGGTTTACTGATGCGTAAATCTAAACTTGGTCCGCTTGGAGCCCAAGGAGTTACATTCATGTCTGCACCTTCTTTGGGTGTCAATGCTACGATAGCTAATCTGCTAAAAATGTGTAGGATGTTTGTCTTTTTCATAATCTTTTTTTGTTTTTTTTGTTTGTTTTTAAATTGTTTATGGTGGAACTACCTAAGGGGGTACCCTTCCGCCAATCAAGAGGTCGGGTGGTTCTGAGGATCGGTCCGCAATATATCTGTTTTCTAAAAATATATCTGTTCTCCGGAAATTTTACTTTGTAATTTATCTGTATGTTAATATATGGTGTGGGGGTTATTGTTATGTTAATGATGGTATATGGGTGAATAATATGTTAAACAATACTATATATTTGCATATATGAATATACAAGCAATAGGGAGGAAGATGGTAACTACTTTACCAGTCCCCGTAAAAGAAACAGATAGTGGTATTATTATACCGGATAATGTAAAGGTTGAATATCAAGATGTACGTAATTGGATATGTACGGTTGAGAGTGTTGGTGAGAAGGTGGAAGGTATTTCTATTGGGGATAAGGTATTATTAGATCCGTTGAGTAGTCCCCTACCTTTTAAACATAGTACAGGAGAACAATATTTATTTTTAACACAAGATCAAATTTTAGGAAAATGGAATTAAACACACAACAAGAAGAGGTACAAAGAATACCTACAGAAAAAGAGACACAGGCTTACATTAAAAACATGAAGAAGCAGAATGATCTTTTGAAATTGCAATCTGATCAATGGGAGTATACTTATAAGATACTTTATTATAAGTCAGCAGTTGCTAATATGGAAGCTGAAATAGAAGATGCTAGAGGTAAAGCATTACAGAGTATGATGCAACAATCTGAAACAGATACTACATTATCTGAAGAAACTGTAACAGATCCTACATTAGTAGAAGAAGAAACCCCTGCATAAATTAGGAATTAACTTTAAAAATTATTATATTATATTATGAGAGTTATTAATGATAACATAAATATTAAAGATAAAGAGATGTTGATTCGTATGATCCTGCATATCAAATCAGTTGAATATGGTGTTATATTAAGTCCATCTCATATTAATTTGTTAATTGATTTTTATATCCATGGAATCAGTCATGAAACATATGACTATCATATAGAACATTCCACATCACGTAAAAGTAGCTTTAAAAGTATAGCCACTATTAATAATGCTAAAACATATCTTAAGAAATGTGGTATTATAATAGGAAACAAAGCAGATAAACTAACTATTAGTGATGATTATCTTCCCACTGAATTAAACGAAGATCTATTAATCAATGTTAAGATAATATATGATAAGCAAAATTAACGATGTTTATTTAAAGGTTTCTAAAAAACAAGGTATCCCTTACGACTTAGTTAAGTCTGTAGGGGATGCTGTTTTTTTTCGTCAAAAAGAAGCAATGGTTAATATGGAACATCCATCTATGCAATTGTGTAACTTTGGAACCTTTGTTTTAAAGTCTGTTAAAGTTGAAAATCAATGTAGACGTTATTTAAGTATGAGAAAGTATTTAAATGAGAAATACCCAGGATATAAAGATAAACCTATTGGTAAAAGGGCCCGTGATTTATTTAGGGTCTATTTAACACAGGTAATCCCCTTTAAAAAAGCCAAACAACAAAAATCAATAGAACAAGTAGAATACTGTAAAAAGAAATATGAAGAAAATAATAATATACCTTCTTAATAAAATAGGTATCCCGGCAACAGATCATAATTTAACCTATAAGAATATGTACTCTTATATACAATCTATTTTAAGACGGATGAAAATGTCTTTTAACTTAGATAAAGTATTTACAAAGGGGGCATTAAGTGAATACTTAGGTTTTCCCCAGTATAAACAAGAACAAGTTATATATAGGTTATATATAGGCAGTACCAACGAATTTAAATGTTTTGAAAATAAAGAATGTCCTTGTAAATGTGTATTTGAGGATGTGGTACTTTCAGATAACACATGTGATAAAGCCTGTTATCCAACTATGATGAATGAATTAGATTGGATGTGCTTTAAAAAAGATATGGGTATTTATATAGATTTAATTAATAAAAAAGTAGTAAAGTATGTTAACAAGTAATAAACAATTATTAGAATTTGGGACAATTCATAATGGTGATACAGTCTCTGAAACATTAACAATTACCAACACATATAATGTAGGAGTAGATATATTATCCGTTGGGGCTGGATGTGGTTGTACTACACCAACAGTTCCAAAAGGTATTATACCACCGGGGGAATCAGTACCTATGGACATATCCTTTAATTCAAGTGGTAAACCAGGTATGAATAATAAAAGTGTATGGATTAACTATAAATTAGTTGGTAGTCCAGATTTAGTACAATATGTTCAAAGATTTTCAGCTTTTGTTATATAATGATAGGGGTAACACAATTAATTAAGCATTATCATCCTAAAGTAGATTGGGAAAAGAAAGCTAAGGCTAAAGCTAAAGAAGAAGGAGTATCTACTGAGGATATTCTTGAACAATGGGAAGAAGCTCGTCAAAAAGGCTTAAATAAAGGTAATAAACTCCACCTTATGAAAAGGGAAGAGATGAAAGACAAAGATAACTATATAGAGTATAGTTATATTAAAGGTGATGATAACTTTGAGTATAATTCCCTTGATTATATAGTTGAAGAGGGGTTTATTTATGATGAACGTCCATTTGTACATCCAACCTTAAAATTAATAGGAATACCTGATAGAATATCCATTATTAATAACAGGGTTAATATTATAGACTTTAAAAGTGATAAAACAATGTATATGTCTGCACGTATCCTTAAAAATAAAGGATTTACCTTACGTCAGAAAATGTTAGAACCATTAAACCACATGGATAAATGCAATTATAACGAATATAGATTACAACTATCTTTATATATGCATCTTATCCTACAAAACAATAAAACACTTAAACCAGGTAAGATTGAAATTCACCATACTATATTTGATGAGGATACATTAGAACCACTACATGAAAACATTATCCCTATAGTATATCTTAGAAAAGAAGTTAACAGCATCCTTGCAGATGCAAAAAAGAAAAAATTATGCTAAAAGTAAAAACAGAACTAGGTATAGGTAAAGATATATTATATGCCGGTGAATTTATAAAAAAAGGTCAACCGGTATGGTTTTATACAGAAGGGGTTGATATGCAGGTACATAGTGATGATTTACCTGAAGATTTACGTGATTATTTTGATAAGTATGCTACCTGTGTAGAACTATATGAATCCAAGTATATATATGAACTAGATGGTGATGATTGTAAATATATGAGACATTCCACTAGTCCAAATGTTATATTTAGTGGTAATCTTGGATTAGCAGTAAAAGACATAGAGATTAATGAAGAATTAACATTTGATCTTTCTGTTACAACTACAGAAAATCATTATAACTATTTAACACTTATAAATGAGTCCTAAACTATTTGAAGTAACTGAAGCAGGTAGATTGGTTATTACTCCTGAAGCTTATATGGTTGAGGAAACACGTGATATCTTAGATAAATATGAACTTAATGCTGAACCATATTTAGCATATTGTCATTTGATGTCAGCATACAATAGTCCATTTAGAAATCTACCAGCAGAAGAGAAAAAAGAAGAAGTTATCCGTGAGGTATATACTAATATAGGTGCTTTTGATGAAGAAGATCCCTTATTAGAAAGATGTATAGAAAGACTAACTAATCTTTATACAACATCTCTTGTCCGTTTATTTAATGGACTTGAATCTGAATTAGATAACATATTATATTATTTACAAACAACACCTATTACCTCTGAGGATTTAACACAGAGAAAAGGTATCATTGCAGATGCTGCTAAACTAGCAGCTAGTCTTGCAGCTGTTAAAAAATCAGTTGATGAAGAGACAAAAGCAAATACTATAGGTGGTAGAGATGTAGGAGGTATTAGATAATGAGATTTTTTGATTTTCCTTTACATATTCCTAAATATTGTTCCACTACAGATACATGGAGTGAACAAGTGTTTAATTCCCTTAAAAAATTTACAGAATATGTAGAAGACCAGTTTAAATTACCTGGTGAATATAACCTTAAAAATACCTTTAAATGGAAAGAGGCAGGTATGGTTTATACCAACTCTTGTAAAAGACCAAACTTAGAAGGTGGCTTTTATACTAGGTTTATAGAAGGAACATCCGGATATAATAAGTTTTGGTTACATGAACGTGATAAATGTAAAAAGGGTGTTATATATGATGATGTATATATACCTCCATTTTATTATTTTTATCTTAATTATTGTCCTTTTATGGATGATGCCCGGGGTAAAAAAGCTTTTGGCTTAGTATGGGATGGAGATCTTTACTTTTTTCACTATCTTACTTTATGTATTCTTACAGGTAAACATTGTGGAGTGTTAAAAGCTCGTCAACGTGGATATTCCCTTAAAATTATGGCAGTACTCTATTGGAGTTATGTTTGGTTTGAAGGAACAATTAATACTATTGGTGCCATTGATGAGACCAAAGTAAAAAAGTCTTGGTTATTTTTAGAAAGATACAAAGCCCATTGTGATAAGAATACTGGTAATGCATTTAGACGTGGTCCATTTAAACCAAAGATGTTAGATTGGATTGAACGTATTGAACTTAAAGACGGGGGTTATGTGGGTAATGATAGTGTATTAAAAGGAGTTACCTTTAAACAAAGTCCTGAACAGGGTGTAGGTGGTGCTCAAACATTCTTTTTCTACGAGGAAGCAGGTGTTGCCCCAACTATGTTAACAACAGTTGGATATATACGTCCGGCACTTGAAAAAGGTAATTTAACCACAGGTACTATTATATGTTCAGGGGCTCTTGGTGAGTTAGATGATGCGGAAGACTTAAAAGAAATATTTTATAATCCAGAAGAACATAACTTTTATGGTATTACTAATATTTGGGATAAATCAACGGATAGACAGGGTAAACAATGTACATTATTTGTAAGTGAGGCATATAACTTAGAAGGTGTCGATGATGATACAAATATACCTTTTTATGACACAGATGGTAATTCAAATGTGGAACTTGCCTTAAAGTTTATTAATGCCCAAAAAGAAAAGTTAAAAGGATCTAATAAAGCTGCTAAATTAGTACAATTAGATATATCTCAAAAGATTACTTCTCCTGAAGAAGGATTTGCACAAAGAACTACAGGATTTTTCCCTACTGGTATTGCTAAAATGCAAGAAGATAGACTTATAGTTAAAAGACCTAAAATTATTAACTGTGAGTTATTTGAGAATAGAGATGGAGAAATAGAGTTTAGACATGTTGATACTCTTCCTATTACAGAATTTCCATTTAAAGGTAAGGAAGATGTAGATAAAAGAGGATGTATACAAATATTAGAACTTCCCCAAATGGAAAAAGGGGATACTGAGCCAACAGCAAGAATGTATTTTGCAGGGATAGATCCTATTCAAACAGATATTACAACTACATCAGAATCATTGTTTTGTATCTATATATTTAAAAATAGAACACAGATTAAATATAAAGATGAAGAAACAGGGGAGATTAGAATTAAATATGATGGATATAAACCCGTTGCTTGGTATATAGGAAGATATGATGATAGAAAGCAAACTAATGCACAGGCTGAGTATCTTCTTCGTATGTATAATGCATATGCATTAGTGGAGAATAATGTAACTTCCTTTATAGATCATATGAGATCTAAAAACTTAGATGCCAAATATTTAATACCTTCTAGTGAGGCTAAGAATATATGGGGAGCTGATGTAGAGGTAGAAACTTCTGTTCAACGTATGTACGGTATTTATATGGCACCTAATGGTAAATTACGTACCCTGATCATGAATAAAATTAAAGACTATATACAAGATGTCTTAGATGTAGTAAAAATTGGTGAGGATAAAGTAGTTAAAACAGTATATGGCATTGAAAGAATACAAGATATTGGGATGGTTAAAGAAATCCTAGGATATAAAAAAGGAATGAATACGGATAGATTGGTTGCCTTTGGGTTAACCTTAGCTATTTGTGAAATGTACATCAACTCAGGTATTATATCTGAATTTGATGAAATAGAATCAAAAGAATCAGATTTCATAAGAATTAAACCTACAAAAGGATTCTTTAGAAGAATGAAGTTTTAACTTTTAAAATTAAGTAATTTTTAAAATTAATTACTTTAACTTATATTATAATGGCAAAGCAATACAAAACAGCAAAAACAAAGAAAGAAACTCAAGTAGTAGTTACTGCTCGTCAAATTTTAAATGGGTGGACATCTTCTGGAAATACAAATAAATTATGGTCACTTACCCCGGTTCAAATGATTTCCAAGTTTGGAAAGAATGAAGAATGGAAAATGTGGAACATGGATTGGATGGAACGTGTTGGTTATGAACAGATTAAGAAGAATTTCAAAGGATTAACAAAAGATTATGAAATGGCTGACGGGATTCTTTCTCCAGAAGACTATGGAGTTAAATCTGAGGAATTTGGTAATTATGTACAAGATATAGTTAATGAAGGGGAAGAAGGAATGTTACCAGCTATGTTTTTTCCAATTATACCCCCTATTGTAAATCTTTTTGTAGGTGAATACATTAAAAGAGATACTAGAATAATTGTTAGGGGTGTAGATGAGTTTACATCAAATGAAAAATCAAAATACAAAAAAGATCTTATTTATAAGACTTTAGTTGATAAGGCAAAGTCTAAAATTGAAGAAACTTATAAAGATGTTCCTGAATCAGAAGAATCAAATAAAGCAAAAGAAGGAGAATTACAACGTGCCCAAGAATTAGTTGATGCGGAGTTAAAGTTTAAAACCTATGAAACAATAGCAGAACAATGGGCTAATAGAATGATTACCTGGGATAATATGCGTTTTCATATGAAGGAAAAAGCAGCTTTATCTTTTAGAGATCTTATAGTTACAGATAGTACGTATATGCATATACGTTCATTACAAGACGATATTCAACCTGAAGTTTGGAATCCTAAGAATGTATTTAATATATCTACTTCTGAGTCTAGATGGGCTTCAGATTCATTAGTAGTTGGACGTCAATTGTATATGTCTGTTGCTGAGATTCTACAAAATTACAATCATTTAATGCAAGAGAAGGATTATGCAGCCCTTCAAAGTAATTCTCCATCATTAGGTATTAATAGTAATTTAGTAAATGCAGTAGAAGGTTCTCATATAGGAGATAATTCTAATTGGACAGACTTTAATAAACCTCATCCAGAATCTATTACAGATAGTACAGTTGAAAACTTTTTGTTAATGGATAACCTAAAACATAAAGTTGCTGAATTTGATCAATGGTCTAGACTAGGTGGTAAAAAAGATGATCTTTTTGATTCTGCTCTTCAAAATCATTTATTTAGAGTTACGGAAGGTTATTGGGTATCTTATAAAAAATATGGTACATTAACAACTGTTAATGAGTCTGGATTTAAATCTTCAGAACTTATAGATGAGGATTATAGAATTACAGAAGAACCAGCTTATGATAATTCATTACGTTCTTCTAAAACAAAAGATAATCTAGTTTCAGGAGAACATATAGATTGGTTTTGGAAAAAAGAAATAAGATTTGGTGTTAAAATATCTAAAAATAGTTTAAATGGTTTTGGTGGACCTACAGGTTTAGGTATTGGTATTTATCTTGGGGGAGATCCAATAGATCTTCAAATAGACAAGATACCAGTAGAAGGTATGACATTTTCAGATAGAAATGTATCTCCTAATTCTATGGTTAGAAGAATGTCCCCTTATCAGATATGTTTTAATATTGTTAACAATCAAAACATTGATATGTTAGCTAATAGTTTAGCTACAGGTAAGGTTATTATGATTGACCAAAACTTTATACCAAAGAAATCTTTTGATGGTTCTTGGGGAAAGAATGCAATGAATAAATGGATGGAAGTTATCCGTAGAAATAATATTGCATTAATGGATGGCAGCCCTACTAATAATCCATCAGGTACAGGATTCTCACATTTCCAAGTACTTGACTTTAGTAATACAGCAGATATATTAAGAAATATACAATTAGGAGAATACTATAAGAATATGGCTTTTTCTATTTTAGGAATAACTCCTCAACGTATAGGAAACCCTAATAGTGGAGAATCAGCTACAGGTGTTCAGATTGCTCAAAATAATTCATATGCACAGACTGAATATATATTTGAACGTCATTTAAATGAGTTTATGCCTAGGGTACGTCAATTGATGTTAGATGCTGAACAATATTTAGCTTCATCTAAACCAGATGTACGTTTAGTATATACTAAAGGAAACGGGGAAAATGAATTATTTGAGATTGAATGTGATAAAATAATATTACCTAAACTTAAATTATTCTGTCAAAGTACATCTGAAGTAAAAGCATTAGTTGAAAAAATGCAAAATATAGCACAACAGATTAATACTGCCGGTGCTGAAATGTCTGATTATATGAAAATTATGCATTCTCAATCTCCTTCTGAGATTATAGAACAATTGGAAAAATCTGAAAATATGAGAAGGGAGAATGCTAGAGCTAAACAAGAGGCAGATCAAAAACAATTTGAAGAAAGTCAAGCAATGATGAGAGAATTGAAACAGGCAGAACTTGATAATGAAAATAAAAATAAAGAACTTGATAGACAAAATAGATTAGATATAGCTACTATTAACGAATTGGGAGGAGTTCAAACTGATGTAAATGTTAATAAACAGATAGATTCAATGGAAAATATCAAGGAGTTTAATAGACAAAATAACTTTAATACTACTATAGATTTACAAAAAAGACAATTTGACTCAAAACAATCTATTAAATCTAGGGAAATGATGATGAAAGAAAAAGAAATGGTAACTAGAAATGCCATAGAAGAAAAGAAACTTGAGATAGCTAGAGAAAACAAAACAAAGAGTGAATTACAAGCTGATGGTAAGCTAAGGAAATAATTTAGCCAAATAGCTATAAAGATCAACTTTGAAATAATATTATTAATTAATTTTTTATTTAACCAATTTTTACTATATCTTATATTGTAAGAATAAAACCAACAAACCAATGGCATTCGAGAAACAACAACCAAGTTCATGGGATACTCATGAAGCAGACAAAGATCCTTTATACGGATTGGAAGAAGTAAAAGAAAATCAGGAAAATCCTGTACCAATTCCGGACAATGATCCAACAAACATATTAATACCGTTGGAATCTGATAAAACATCAGAAAGTCCAACACAAACCTCTGGAATACAAGAAGAGGTATTACCAACAGAATTTCTATCAACTATTAATGACCTTTTTGAACAAGGTATTTTAGATCCTTATGATGGATATGAGATTAGAACTAAGGAAGACTTAGCTAGTCTTATTCAAGATAATAAAAAAAGTTGGGAAGAAAATATAAATACACAGATCTTTGAGCAAAAGCTAAATGAATTAAATCCACAATTTCAATCCATTGTTAAATATGGTTTAAATGGTGGAAGTGATATTCAAACACTTTTAGAAACTTGGAAAGATGTAGAAACAACATTTTCAATTGATGATACTACAGACCAAGGAAAAGAAGCTATAGTTAGAGAATATTTATCATTAACTAATTATGGTACACCAGATGTAATTAATGAAGATATTGCAACTTGGAAAGAATTAGGTAAATTAGATGCTAAAGTTGATTTTTATAAACCTCAACTACAAGAGTATCATATGAATAAGGTAGCTGCAATTGAGCAATCAGCATTAGCTGAAATGCAAGAAAAAGAGCAGTACTTTAATATGTATACTAATGAAGTTGGCAGAGTTTTAAATCAACCTAAAGTAGCAGGTCTAGAATTAGATCAAAACTTAAAAGCATACTTGTATGAAAATGTACAACCTATTTACCGTTCTTCTTTAACAAATGAACCTATTGATGCACTTCAAGCAGTAGTAGAAGATTTAAAGTTTGGTGAATATGCCAATCCTGAATTTTACACAGAACTATTGTTACATGCTACAAACCCTGAAGCATATAAGCAAATGTTATTAACACAATTAAAAACAGAAGCTGCAATTAGTACAGAAAAAGTTCTTAGAAAACAAGCTCAAAAAGATATAACTGGAGGTGTAACCCCACAATTTAATCAAACTCAAAAAACTAACGAAATAGATCGTTGGTAAAAATTTTAAAAAAAAATAAAACATAATATGAATCCTTACGGTATTTTTTACAAACAAACAACACTACCTGATGCTCAGTCTCATTTAAATATGACTAACTTGGCATTCCGTACCAATTCTTCTGACAATGTAAAAGATTTAGGTATAATTAATTTCTATGCTCAAGCAATGAAATCTGAAGTACCTTTATTTAAAATGTCAGACTTTGACACTAATAACATTATTTATCATGATGGTGATACATATAGTTATAAAGTTCCTGTTAAACAAGACTCTTTAATTAGAATCGTAAAAGATTTATCAGATTCTGATAAACCTGGAGAAGATGATGCTAAATTTGAATTACTTGTTGATAGTGATGCTTTTGGTCCTGGTACTATTTTAAAACCTTCACAATTTAGTGAGTTTTCTTTATTGGTAACTCCAGATCAAGTACGTAGTGTTGGTAGTAATTTTATCATAACTGTACAATTTATTAGTGCAACTTTAACATTTTGCCCTAAAGAATATTTAAACACTAACCAACCTTTAGGTCGTTTTGGTAGCTTTATCAATACTGAATATTCTCAAGAGTATACTCCATGGAAATTAAAAGGAACTAATTCTGCTAAAGAATATAGATTTAAAGTTTCTAATGCAGAAGTTAACTCTCACTACTGGTTAAGTAAAGAAGTTACTCGTTTCTCTGACGGTACTTCAGATAGTTCTATCAACTTGAAGAACTACTACACTAAAGTAAAAGAATACTTCCGTGTTCAAGACACAACTGATCCTACTATTCCAGATTTGAATGCTCCAAATTCAGATATGTCAATGGATCAAATGAAACAAGCTTTAACTTCTGGTAAAGCATCTCGTGCATTTGCATATTTAATGGATGATATTTCTTATCAAATTATGATGAGAGATGAGCAAAATATGATGATGTGGGGTACAGGTGGAATGGTTAAATCTTTTGATGGTCAAGAAGAGCAACAATTACCAGTAGGTTTGTGGTCTCAATTGAAATCAGGTTATATCTGTCCATTTAATGTTAAGCAATTTGCATTAGGTATTATTGATACAGGTCTTGAGAATTATATCTTAAATAGAAAAGACTATACAGTTATAGGTAACGAACCTGAGATTGTTTTAGAAACTGGACGTTTAGGTATTCAAATGGCAAGTAAAGCTATCCAAAACAAATTCCAAACTTCTGGATTTGGTAGTAGCGTTCAATTGCATAATAGCGAATTTGGTTTCTTAAAAGGAGGTCCAACAAGTTTAAAAATGGAAGCTACATTATTCTCTGGATATACAATTCCTGGGGTATATAAAGTAAGCTTTAAATATAATAGTGCTTTTGACAACACTTGGAATGCATCTGATATTGATAATCCAATGATTACTAGCGCATATGGTACATACAGATTATCTAGTGCTGCTTTCATAGCATACAATGTTAATAGCAAAAAAGATAATATCTTCATTTTACGTAGAAGTGACAATAAAGTTACTCACTATGTAATCCCTGGTACTGAAACACATCCAATGTATCGTAATAGCGGTGCTGGTTATGTAGAAAATTCAGGAATGAGAAGTCATTTATCAACTACACATACTTCAGGTTTTGGTGCATTTATGCGTAAAACAGTAGATACAATATGGGTTAAGGATCCTACACAAGTTTTAGTATTCTTACCATATAATCCAAAAACAGGAAAACCTTTTGGTAATTTAATGTAATAACATTATATTTGCAAGATTATGGCAAAAACAATGAAACCTAAACCGAAAGGTGGGAAAAAGGGCTGCTAAAGTCCACAGCAGGATGGGTGATATCCTTAAGCACATTTTTTTTTCTTTATATAAAAAACCAAACGAATGTCAAAGAAAATAAACACACAAGAAGAATTATTAGAGAAAACGGAACTTGAACAGATAATGGATGAATCTTTAAAAGATTTATTCTCAGTTCCAACTCAAGAAGATACAGTAGATGAACCTACTGTTAAAAGAAGTAAATTTGTTTTTATTAGACATAATGCTTCAGAAAACTATAGAGACCCAAACAAAGCTGCATATCTTGGAGATGATTTATATCCAGGAGGTTTTTCAAGAAAAATGGAACTTGCAAGTATTGAAAGAGGTAATAGGAATCAATATTTATCAGGATTAAATCCTAAAAATTATACATCAGAATCTGATTTAACTTTTTTAGAAAAAAGTAGACAGACTTTGAAAGAGATCTTTGGACAAGAAGTTTTAGATGAGTTTAATGATGACTTTTGGTCTAAACAATTTCTAATTATAGATTCAGAAGAAACTGTATTAGATTTAGAAAACCCAGAACATCTTGTAACTTATTGGGCTATTAAAGGTGGAGGTTATCCATATGTTGCTCCTTCACAGGATGCAACATTATCTTCTAGATATAGATTTTATCTTCATGAACCTCATATAGCTTATATGAAAGAAGATACTTCTAGATTAGTAGATAAAGCAATTCGTCAATTAAGTGAAATTGATGAAAGTGCAGATGCTTTAAGAAAATTATTCTTCCTTCATAAAATATTAATAACTGCTAATGAAGGAGTTACAAACAACACACCAAAACCTATTATATATGATTCATTAAAAAGATTTATTAATGGTGATTATGGTAAAGGTAAAAAGTCAAGTGCGGTTAGATTTACAGAAGCTGTAATTTTATACAACACAGACCAAAAAAGAGCAGTTGCCACTGCTATAGTTAAAGATGCTATTCATTATGGATGTCTTACAACTAATACAAAAGGTAAGTATGTTAATACTTCAACAGGTTTTAAATACGAAACAGGAGATGAACCAAAAGTAATTGAAATGGTTATGAATCCTGCTCATCAAGAAGAAATGATGAATCTGTTAGCAGAAGTAACAAAAAAATGGAATAAATTTTAATGATCCCGGCAGAAGTAATACAAAAGTTAGAATATAGATTAAATAAATCTAATAGTAATGCTTATGCTAATGTTGATGAACTAGCAATGGTTGAGGCCATTAATAAAGCTCAACTAGAATGGGTTAGAAGACAATTAAAAGGTTCTAATTCAACTAGAGATCAAGGAGAAGAAAGTTTAACAAGAGTAGACGATTTACAAGTTCTTTTAAAAACAGAGCCGCTTTCTGTAAGGAGTAGTGACTTATACTGTCAAACAGATGTCTTACCTTCTAATTATGGATGGTTTAACGGTGTATTAGTATACGCTAAAAAAGGTGAATGTACAGGACAATTAATGCAAGATGTTCATCATATTGAAGAATCAAATGCAAATAATTGGTTAAGTGACGAAAATAAAAAACCAGATTTTGAATTTAGACAGTGTTTTTATACCCTAGCTAATAATAGACTTAAAGTTTATACCAACAATGAATTCAAAATCGAAAAAGTTTTATTAACTTATTATAGAAAGCCAGTTCATTTTGATATTGAAGGATTAATTTATCCGGATGAATCACTAGGAACAAATATACCTTTAGAGTTTAAAGATGATGTAATAGAATTAATCATAGATGAAGCAGTTACAATTATAGCTGCTGATATTGAACATGCATCTGCTTTAACTACTGCAAATCAAAGAAAAGAAAACAATAATTAAAAATTTAAAATAAAATAAATAAATATGACAAACAAATTTCATGTACTAGATCATCCCATGCTTTTATTCGCTGGTTTTTCTGAAAGTGGTAGCACTAAAGATTTACCTGCTGGTATCATAGGAGTATTTGATGCTAAAACTGGAAAAGCTGTATCAACATTGGACAGCCACAAACCTGTGCGTATTGCTCAAGGTTCTTATCACACTAAAGATGCTTTAGGTGTATTTTTAAGCGGTATGAAAAAAAGCACTAAAACTGCTGATTTCTTACCTCAAGATGTAATGCACATTGAGTATTCTCCATTCCGTAAATCTCAAAATGAAAAATGGATTTTAGGTTGGGACGGTGTTTCAGATTGTGAAACTTTAAAATTTGAGTGTGGAAAAACTCATAGATTCCGTTTCCGTATCTACGGTCAAGGTGTTTACAATCAATTAACAAAACAAGTATTACGTGATGTTAGTATTTCTACAGCTTGCTGTGATTCTGACGAATGTTCTACAGGTTGTCCTGACAATACTGTACATTGCCGTAAATATACTAAAATGTTAGTTGAAGCTATTAACAAAGATGTAGAGATTTCTAAATTTGTACGTGCTGAAGTTGTATATCCTGATATTCCTGCTAAAACTGCTACTCATAAAGTAATGAGTATTTCAGTATCTGATAATGGAGATCAAGAAGCATTAAATGCTGTTCAACGTCAGTATCCAACAATGCAAATTACAAGAACTGCAAGAGTTGGTAGTATTTCTACTTATTCTACAAATTGCTTGATTAATGCTACTACTATTACTGATTACACTCCAAGTACACCTGTAGATTTAGCAGTATGTAATGTTTGTCCTAGTGGATATACTTTAACTGGTGCAAAAGATCTTTATACTATTAGTGCTAATGAAGCTACTTATGCTAATGCAGCAGCTGTAGTAACAGCTTACCAAACAGCAGGAGGTAAAACTTTTAACGGTACTGTTACTGGAGTAAACGTAACAACAAATGCTATTACAAGTACAGCTCATGGATTTGTAACTGGTCAAAGAGTATTATATACTAATGGTGGCGGTACTGCTCCAACAGGTTTAGTAACAGCTACTAACTATTTTGTAATTAAAGTTGATGCTAATACTTTAAAATTAGCTACAACTCTTGTTAACTCTTTTGCTGGAACAGCAATTGATATTACAGTTGTTGGTTTAGGAACTGCTCATACTTTAACTCCATCTGATTTTTCAGCTACATTACTTAACAGTAATAATGTTACAGAAATTTATCAATTAGAAGTTAATTCTGGAATTATTATGACAGCTTTGTCAAATGATATGATTTCATTTACTTTAACAAGAGGTTCTACATGTACTCCAAGTTCTCCTTCTGCTGTAACTTGGGTTAAAACTGAAGATAAGTTTATTTCTACTCAGAAAAAACAATTAATCTTAACTAAAACTTGTGGTAATGGTGCTAGATTAGCTGAAGTTGTTGCTGCATATGCAAATAATACTAATATTGTTTCAGGATCTGTTATCTTAAAGACAGCAGGTACTTGTGAAGATATCTACGAATTAGAGCAATATTCAGAATGTATGAGTGCTGATGGATGTTTAAGTGAGCAATTACCTGTATTTCCTACAGTGGTTCCATTTGAAAATACTCCATGGGGTGATGTAATTTGCCCAACAGTTGTTGCTCCTACTGAACCAAACAAATGTGGTATTCGTTTTGAAGTAAGTTCAAACTACGATACATTTGGCGAATGTTCTTGGACTCCTGAAGATTACTATACATATTTACCTACTCATATGGAAGTATGGGAAGTTGAAGATGATGGTGAACCATGTGGTACTTCTACAATGGCTAGAAAAGTTCAAAGTGCTATTCAAGAAAATCAATCTGGTCAATGGGCTAAACGTGAATATTTAAAATTAGCTAGTTATTTATATAACAGTTCATTTGAAAATGATCCTCGTTCTCGTGAGATCTTTGATCAAAATATTCATAACGCAATTGACTTAAAAGCTTTCTATAATGTAATATATATTAAATATCGTCAATATAGAGGTAATAACATGTCAGGTAACATGCAAAATGCAGAGATTTATGAAATACCATTATTAATCAAAGAAGGTATTGATCCAAAACCAGTAATGACTTGGTTTAATAAAATGTTCTCTCCATTTGGTGTGATTGTTGAAACTAGAATCGGTCAATCAGACTATTAATAATTAATTTTTATTCTACAAATAGGGGATGGGATATAGTCCTATCCCCTTTTTTTATACACTATGGTTAGTCAACTACTTTTAGATTTTAAATCAAGCAAAACCGGAAAATCTTTTGAAATAAAAGATATTTCTCTTTATAATACAGATGGACCAGTTTCATGTGGTACATTAAAAGTCACTCCTCCGGGATTTGAAAAAAAACCTAAATATTATGATGTATTAAAAGGATTCATGTTAAATGTTAATATGTCTAACCTTGGTATTCAAAAGGTTAATCATTTTGATCAATTAAAACCTTTACCAGATGGTGCATATCATATACGTTACTCAATTAATCCTAATGATAAAATATTTGTAGAATACGTTTATTTTAATACCTTTAACATAAATAAAGTCTATGTTGATAAAGTTGCAGAATTTCTAGAAGAAAAATGTGATATGACACAGACTCAAAAAAGAGAAAGAGTAGATCAACTTTGGGAAATTTCAAATAATATTGATTTATGTAAAACTGCTGCTGAAGATTGTTTATCTCTTTCTGAAGCAGAAATTTTATATAATGAAGCGGTTGATTTGTTAAATAAAATGGATAATAAATGCTAGAGAATATAGGTAAAAAGTTGTCTAAATTAAAATGTAAATTTGTTTCAAATACAAGTAATATTATTCAAGAGAATAATTATGGACTTAAAAAACAAAAAAGAGATTTTGATGATGACCCTAAATATCTTAAAATAAAGAAAGACTTTTACTCTTATTACTCTCAGTTTTCAGAAGAAGAGTTAAAAGCTCAAGAAATTCTTTATACTAAGAATAAAAATAAAAAAGGTATATCTAATATAGTATTATTAGATGATACATTATATAATTGGTTTCTTACCAATATATCTAATATTCAATCTTCACTGTCTAACATTACAAATAGTGAAAGACACTTAGTTCATATTCAAGCAATTCCTTCAACTATTTGGACATTTGTTCATAACTTTGGGTTTCCCCCGGTTATTAATGTTACAGATCTTCAAGGAAATGAACTTATAGGTTATGTACGAACAGATAACCAAACTAATACAATAACAACATTAACTTTTGATTCACAAGTAACAGGTAAAATAATAGGTAGTTAATGAGTGGAATACTTACAAATAACTTAAACGCTAATAATAAAAAAATAGAAAATGTACCAGATCCATTAAATCCTCAGGATGCTGTGAATCTTCGTACATTAACTAATACTATTCCTATTAATGTTGTTACCAAAACAAGTAATGCAAGTGCTAGTTCTATACTACAAGTTTCAGATGGCACAAATAAAATAATAAAAGATTTTATTTCAGCTGGAGGTATTATTAAAGTATCTTCAACTGGAGTTGTAACTTTAGGTGTAGCAGGTGTAGATTTTCTTACAGAATCTAGTACTAATACCTTAACTAATAAAACCATTGATGCAAATGGTGTTGGTAATAGTATTACTAACATTGAAACAACGGATTTTGCAACAGGTGTTGTTCAAACGTCTATTTCAAGTTCTAGCACAGATAGTCAATTACCTACAGCTCTTGCTGTATGGAATGCTATTTCAAGTGTAAGTAATATATTAAATAGAGCGGATATTGATACTTCTGTTTTTTCAACATTTGCAATAGATACTTCTTATCAATTATATACAATTATTGGAAATAATAGTTGTACAATTGAATTACCCCCTCTTGATAATATAACTGAAAATATATATTTAGCGTTCTTTGACGGTCATAGATATGATATTTTTTTAAATAGTCTTGGGGATAATTTAATTCCTATATCTGCTAAAAATACAGAACAAAATTCAACAACTACACCTTATACAATACAATCTAGTTATTGTCAATTAATAGGAGTTGCTGGTAAAGGTTGGTATATTATTGATTATACTAATGCATATGGTCAAATGCGTTCTTATACAATTGATACAAGTAGTACTGGTCCTTGGAATATAGAACCATTAAAGTATCAGATGTATAGAATTGTAGCTGGGGATCCTGCTACTATTAATTTACCTAAACTTACAAAAAAGAATATAAATATTCCAATATATATACTAAATCAGTATAGAAATAATGGAACTTTAAATGCTTTTAGTGGAGATAATATTTTAAATACAGAACAATTTACATTACAAACTTCCCTTATTTTAAAAGGAAGTATTACTACTATAATAGGTTCTTATGATAATGTATATGGCACATATATGTGGCATGTTACAGATATAGATTGGAAAGCATTATTACCTTCTGGAGGTACAACTAATCAAGCACTTATAAAAGTAAATGCCACTGATTATAATACTCAATGGAATACACTAACTACAGCTATAGTAACCGATAGTACTGATAAGCGTTATATTACTGATGCACAACAAACTATTTTAAATAACACTAGTGGAACAAATACTGGTGATAATGCTACTAACACCCAATATAGTGGATTAGCTAGTAGTAAACAAGATACTTTAATTAGTGGAACTAATATAAAAACAATTGAAGGTCAAAGTTTACTTGGAAGTGGAAATATTGATTTAACAAAAACAGATGTAGGTTTAGGTAATGTAGATAATGTGCAACAATACCCAATGGCTAATCCTAGTGGATTTATCTCTACAATTAGTGGGATAAGCGCAGGTGGTGAATTGAGTGGAACATACCCAAACCCTTCAATACTAAATTCAGCAGTATTAGCAAAAGTATTAACAGGGTTAAGTGTAAGTGGTTCAAGCATTAGTGCTACTGATAGCATACTACAAGCATTTGGGAAACTACAAAGTCAAATAAATGGAGTATTAGGTGGGGCAATATATCAAGGTGTATGGAATGCAACAACAAACTCCCCTTCATTAGCAGATAGTTCAGGAACAAAAGGTAGCTATTATGTAGTATCAGTTGCAGGAACAAGAAATTTAGGTAGTGGAAATATAGATTTTCAAATAGGAGATTGGGCAATTTATAATGGTACTATTTGGCAAAAAGTAGATAATACAGATGCAGTAAGTAGCGTAAATGGTCAAGTAGGTGCTGTAAGTTTAACCACATCAAATATTAGCGAATTAACTAATTTATATTTTACTACTGCAAGAGTATTAGCTACCCAATTAACAGGATATACAAGTAGTGCAGGAACAGTAAGTGCAACAGATACAATACTACAAGCTATTCAAAAATTAAATGGTAACATTAATACTATATCTGCACAAGGTGTACCAGCAGGGGGAACAGCAGGGCAAATATTAACAAAGATAGATGCTACTGATTATAATACTTATTGGCAAGATAATTTTGCAGATTGGACTAGTCAAGTAAAGCATACTGTAAAGAATAATGGATTAAATGGGACAATTACCAAAGGAACTCCGGTTTATGTAACAGGTGCAGATGGTACTAATATGCTAGTTGGTAAAGCTAGTAATGCAAGCGAAGCCACATCTAGTAAAACAATGGGGCTTATGCAGTCCGACATCACGACAACAGGTGGAACGCAAACGGGGTTTGTAATTACAGAGGGGTTGTTAAGTGGTTTAAATACAGCAGGGCAAACCGCAGGAGATCCAGTTTGGTTAGGTGTAAATGGTGCATTGATTTATGGGCTTGTAAATAAACCATACGCACCAGCTCATTTAGTTTTTATTGGCATAGTTACAAAAGTAAGTGCAGGTAGTGGTGAAATATTTGTAAAGGTGCAAAACGGATTTGAGTTAAAAGAAATTCACGATGTGGATTTGATTACTACAACTCCTATAAATGGTCATCTATTAGGATTTGATGGGACTTTATGGGTGAATAAAACTATTGCAGGTTGGTTAGGGTTTACCCCACAACAACAATTAACATTAACAACAACAGGAACAAGTGGTGCAGCTACATTAGTTGGTAGTACATTGAACATCCCACAATATACAGGTGGTGGAGGAGGAGTATCAACAAATGACGCAATAGCATACGCAATAGCACTAGGATAAAAAAATATGGCAAAAGTATTAGTAGGCAGAGATTTAGGTGGTTATACCTTTGATAAGGTAAATAAAACTATCACTTTTAGTGGGTTTAATTGCTCATTAGATGGGTTACTTATGGTAACAGATGTAACTAACAACACTATTATCTATCAATTTAACGACCCTGCAAAAGGTGGCAGTTTAGTAAATAATACACTTACATTAGATTATGATACAAATGTAGTAGCATTTTCAAATAATGACAACTTACAGATATTTTATTGGAGTGAAGCACCACAAGGTGTAACACTTAGCGAAATAGATAGCTTAATAGCTAGGAGAGATTTAAGCATATTAAGAAGAATAGAGAATGATACAATTTTAGGTAAAAATGTAGTGGTAACTAATACACAATTATCTGTAACAGGAACTATTAGTACACTTCAATACTATGGTAATAATAATGACCAGTTTTTACCTTTTACAGTTCATATTCAAATGAGAGATAACTTTAACAACTTTAGAAAAAACACAATACAATAATTATGACAATTAACCACAAAGACATCTTAGACTTAATGGAGTGGCGTAGTCTTAGCCAAATGGTAACTAATAGTAATGTCACTTTTTCAAACGCAAACGGTGTAGTTATTGCAGAAGATTATAGAAATAGAGATTATGCAAGTCCTTTATTTTATATGCAATCATTTACTAATCAACTTGGTGTTTATCATACAAAAAATGATGCATGGTATAATATTAATACAGCTATGGGTATGGGTGGCACTTTTTCTTCAGGTGCAACAGCTACGTTTTGCCCTAGCCTATCACCAACAGGAACAATTGCAGCAGGTGCATCTACTTCATCATTTACGCTAACTACTGCATTGCCTGCATCTGTAAATGCTAATCAATTAACTAATAGAGGAGATGGAAAAGGTTTCATTGTTAGAGTAATTGGAAACAATACAGGTAGTAGTGGTAAGATAGAAGAACGTAGAGTAATAGGTAATACATCAGGCACTACTCCAACTATCTACTTGGATAAACCTTTAAGTTTTACACCAGTATCAGGAGATAGATACGAGTTTTTAAGTGGTTCAGTTGTGTTCTTAAATAATGGTATATTAGCAGCTAATCAGTTTAGAAGATATGACATACTTACTAACTCTTTTAGTGCTTTAAGTACAACTAACTTAATTGCAACGGTAGCGGCTTCACATAATCAACTAATAAGCATGGATGAGCAATATGTACCAGCTGATAGGAATGTGGGTGAAGGTTATGTAGTTGGAGCAGCAACTTATGATACAACAGGTGATTTTGTAAAAAAGTGTTTAACTGCAACGGCAACATCTGCAACATCTATAACAGGTCAAACTAGTGGTGGGGATGTACTAGTAAAAAATAACTACTTTAGAAACTTCCAAATAAGAATAGTAGAAGATACTTTAGCACCAACCGCAGTAGGGCAACGTAGATTGATTACATCTAATACAGGTAATGTTTACACAGTAGCAACTTGGACTGTAACACCATCTGCAACTTGTAAGTTTGTAATAGAAAATTGTACAGATAACTTAATAGGATTTATGGGTGGCGCAACAGTTACCTATAACTATAAAATTACTAACTATTGTGGTGGAACTGCTAATACATGGGATGCAGGTACTACATGGGGTGCTAGAGCAGCTGCAATGGGGATAGGTGGTATTACATGGGCGCAATTTGGAACACCTTATGACCCTAATGGAATTGTAAAACCTTGTCAAATATACTCTATAAGGACTACAACTCAATATGATTTATTTGACATCACAGGTGCTGCAACAGGAGCATGGACTAATGCTTTATCACCAATTAACTTAGGAAATACTGGTTATAATGTGTGGCTTATGAGTAATGATTATAGTTATTTTGCTTATAATCCACATACTCAAAACGGCAAATATGCCTATTATTTTTCAGGGTCTAATAATTCATCTAGTACTTCTCAAAGACCATGTTTTAGAATGGATTTACAAAGTGGGGTAATTGAGGCAATTGCTGGACCTAAACAAGCATCAGGTGGTACTTCGTCATTTTATGGCAACTTTGCATTTACTACTGTATATCAAGAAGGTAATGACAAGATTGCATTCTATAATACACCAAAAGTCTATGGAGGTAACATAGACTTTTTACAACTAATGATAACAAGATAAAATAGACAATATGGAACTATATACAATAATAAAATACAAGACAATTAATTACACTAACCAACTAAATGGGAACAGTGAAATGCAAAGAATTTATGATGATAATACAGAAAAATCATTTGTAGATTATGACAACGCTATAACTTATAAGGCATATTTAGATAGCAAACTAGAAACTGGTGAAAATACAGATTACTATACTAAGGAGCTTTATCAAAAAGATGAATTAGATATAGACGAGTTAATTAGAGATAGAGCATTGTCTTTATTATCTGAAGAAGATAAACGAGTATTAGGTATTAATTAAAAAATAACTGTTTAATGAAAAAATTATTAATCTTATTATTTGTTTTATTTAGTTTTAGTTCTTATAGTCAAATTACTATAATTTCTACCTCTTCTACAAGTCTTTATACAAATGATTTATTAGATCTTTATGCTGTTCCAGTAGAAGGTTTTACTTATTCTTGGAATGGACCTGGAGGATTATCATCTGAAGATGAATATTTATATGGAATTGTTAAAAGTGCAAATAGTGGTATATATACAGTAACTGCTACAGATGGTGAAAATACTTCTACATCTACAATTGCCATAACGGTAACAGCTCGTTCTGTAATAAATGCAAAAGTTTTATTATCAGGATGTTATAATGTTATATCTGGATTAATGTACGATAGTTTAAGAACATATAGTTTAATCCCAAATTTAGATCCTTATGGTAGTGGCAGTTCTGTAGATCCTGGTGTATTTGTATCTACAGGTTCAGATGCCATTGTTGATTGGATTAAACTAGAGTTAAGAAGTAGTTCTAATTCTTCAACTATACTTTATACAAAAAGTGCTTTATTACAAAGAGATGGAAATATTGTAGATATGGATGGAATAAATTATGTTACATTTAAAAATGCTCCAATAGGTACATATTATTTATCAGTAAAACACAGAAACCATTTAGGTATTATGAAAGCTTCTACTATAACTACTACAGAAGCCGGTGTATCTGTTGATTTTACAAATCCATCAACTACTTTATATTCTAAAAGTAGCCCTTATAATAATCCTAGTCCATTATCAGGTGCTGCACGTACACAAGGTGGTAAATTAACATTATATGCAGGTAATGGTTATAAAAATGAAACTATTCAAATAGTTAGTTATGGTGGATATGGAGATAGACAATTTTTATTAAAATATACAGGTTTATCCGGATCTATTTATGGATATAGTAACTATGATTATAATATGAATGGAAGAAGTAATTATAATTATCCGGTAAATACAGCATCTGATAGATATACATTACTCTTAAATTGTGCAAATAACTCTTTATTAAAAGTATATGAGCAATTACCTTAATATGAAAAAAATAACATTAATATTAATTTTATTACTTTTATCTTTAAAAAGTTTTAGTCAATGTAATTATACTATTGATGAAGAAACAAAGGATACAATATGGATTCCATTACAATTAAGTATTAAAGTTTTATTATCTGGTCCTTTAGCAAGTTCAGGATTAATGAATGATAGTCTAAGACAAAAAGGTTTAGTACCTAATATTAGTCCTTATGATAATACAACATATGTAAATCCAGGAGTATTATCAAACGCTGGAAATGATGCTATTGTAGATTGGGTTTTTATATCTTTAAAGTCTAATTTATCTATATATAATATATCAGGATTAATTCAAAGAGATGGTGATGTGGTAAATATGGATGGAAGTTCTCCTTTACAGATTTTTGCACCATGTAATTCTTACTATGTAAAAATATCTCATAGAAATCATTTAGGAATTCAATCATTATTAAGTTATAATTTAACAGATACCTTAACTAAATTGGATTTTACAAATGTAAATTTTCCATTATATAAAATAAATTCTTCTAGTCCAACTAGAATAATAGGAGGAAGAAGAGCATTATATGCAGGAAACTGTAAATCTACAACTCCCAATGAATTTATAACATATAGTGGGGTTGAAAACTCTGATAGAATATCTTTATTTAATCTTACAAATATGAATAACACAATTTTTGGTTATTTAAAAGAAGATTGTAATATGGATGGTAAAGCTACATATCAAGGAAATCTAAATGACAGAAATGTTATTTTAATAAATTGCAATAATTCAAACACAATAATAATTAAAGAACAAACATCTTATTAATGAGTACACCTTATTTAACAACATCCTTAGGATCAGGAGATTATATATCTTCAAGTAACATAGTTTGGCAAGGGCCAAACATTCCCTGTATTGAATTATGTGAAGGGGATAATATATCTACCGTAGTTTATCAACTTGCTACTCATATATGTAGTTTAGTATCTGATGTTAAAGATTTAGAAACATTAGATTTAACATGTATCCAAGGATTATGTGGTAATAATTTTACTGATTTTACCTTAAAGTCAATTGTAAAACTATTATTAGATAATGATTGTGCTTTAAAAGATCTTATAGATGCTCTTACAGGTCAAATAGATGCAAAAACAGGAATACTATTAAATCTTGATTTAAAATGTTTTACCCAAGATATTATAGATATATGTGGGGTATTACCAGTTTCTTTAGAGGTTAAAGATGTATTACAAGTTATTATTAATAAATATTGTGTAGCGGTAAATGATATTGCCACGTTACAAATTGATATTACTAATTTAAGAGATATTATAGACCCTATTTTAAATAAATATTATGATCCAAATGATCCTAATAGTTGTTTAATATTACAATATGTAGAACCTTTAATAACTTTATCCCCATTAAATAATGGAACTCCTTTAGTTTTACATGAGCATATCACACAAATAACAGATACTGCTATTAAAAATCTTCAAGATAAGTTAGGAACTGCCTTTGAATTTAGCCAAGCTGTAAGTGCAGGATGTTATTCAAAATATCCTGCATTAAATGCAAGTCCTACTAATATGTTTCAAGTTCTTTATAATAATGATACTATTATATGTGATTTATTAAATAGGATAGAATCAATGGAATTAAGTTGTTTACGTCCTTCTTGTAATGATTTACATTTAGGATTTGTTTCAACACTTTCAGGTACAGTATTAAGTATACAGTTTAGTTACCAAAATGGTACCAATATTCCTGTAGGTTTTCAAGATATAGGCAGTACAATAATTATAACTGATATTTTAGGATCTGTAATTACAACAAATACTTTAACCCAGTTAATCAGTACAGGTAGTACTTTTGTAGTAGATATTAATGGATTGGATCTTACTAATGTAATTTCAATACAAATAAAAAGTTCTTTTCAATATACAATACCTGGAAATACTTATACAGCTCCATCTATTTTAAAATGTGATAACTGTTTTAATGGTAACTTTAGACCTAGTGTTCTTCAAAATAATCAATGTTGGTCTTTTGAAATTCCTACACTTTCTAGTGGAGGTTCCTTTAAATTTAATGATTTAATTTATTGGAATAATGGAATATTAAATTCAGTAAATTTAGTAAATGGAACATTAAATGATAATACTAGTACAGGTGTATTTGCAGGAGTATTACCTTCTGGTGTTACTTTAACTAGTTATAATCCTATTAATTCAACAAGTAGTTTACTTTTATTAAACTTTAAAAATTTATCTACAACTATAAGTCCTATGATAGGAGTTACAGAAGTAATAGGTACAAATTCATACAATAATTCATTATATATAAAAGGTATTAAATGCTAAATTTAAATAGTTCAGATAAAGTATTATGGGAAGGGGATAGTATACCATGTCTTAACGTCTGTAAAGGTGATAGGATTGATATAGTATTATCTAATCTTTGTACACTTTATAAAGAACAACAAGACTTAATTCAAGATATTTCAAAACTAAATTTTAGTTGTTTTGATGCATGTGATGTTGATTTAAATAAAATAACATTAAAATCTATTATTCAACTTTTACTTAATAATGATAATCAAATAAAAAAAATCTTAGAAGATAAACGAGATCTTTTAGATAATTCTGAAATACTTGTAAATACTTTGGATTTAGGATGTTTGTTAGAAGGATACATTGTTAATAACGGAGGGGATAAATGTAATTTAAATTTAGATGTATCTAAAGCCCTTCAATTAATAATTGATAATTCATGTAAAAACTTATTAAGTAAATTACCAACTTTAATATCTACAATTGATACATTAAAAGATGAAGTTGATTTAATCATATCTAAATATGAATTATATGAAGAACCAATAATTAATAGTGTTCTTTTTAGTTCATATAGAATAAGTTCTCATATAGAAAATATATCTGATCAGGCTGTTTATAATCTTAAAAATTTAATTGGAGATCCAATTACATCTTCATGTAATAAAACATTTGTTTTAACTTATCTAAACAATCCAATACTTTCTGATATTAATCCAAATGATTATTTATGTAGTATTGATTTACTTAATTTTAATGGAAACTTTTATTCCATAAATAAAAATATAGCTCAAATTCCTAATGTATATGTATTAGTTAAAATATTAAATGATACCCTTTATTTTAATAAATTAAAAGGTTATTTTTATGTAAGGGGTAATCAAATTATTTTTAATGGTGCAACTCCATCTGTTTTAAAGATTACAGCTTCTTATTGTGGAACTTTACCTATTTCTAAAATATTAACTTTTAATAGTATAATAGAAACATCTAACAATAAACTTTATAATATTCAAAAATATCAGAGTAATATATTGTGTTCTTTGGAAAATAGACTATCTTATATTGAAGAAACATGTTGTAAAATATCTTGTAAAGATATTACAATAGGTTTCCAAGAAGTGTATGATGAAGATCAGGAAGCTTATGTTCTTTACTTTAATAAAAATAATGGAAATATTTTACCAGAAGGATTTGAAGATAATGGTTCAACAATTACTATTACAGACCATAACGGTAAAGAAATTGTTAAAGATATTCTTATAGAAAGTCAATTTGAATATGTTTTAGATTTACCTGGTTTAGATACATCACAACCATTACTAGTAAATATTAATGGAATATTTATAAGTGGAGAATCTAACTGTAGTGTATGTTTTTCTAGAACATTAGAACCTACAACTTCTCCTTGTCTTTTTTGTAAAATATGTGCATCAGGTTCAGAAACAGATACTGTAACTTTAAAATACTCTACTACATCAAATACTAGTAGTCAATCTTCAATTCTTAGTAATGGTCAATGTATAACTTTTAAACTTCCAGAAGATAATCCTACATTTTATTCTGTAAATAGAAGTTCTGATGAAATTGAATTAATTGCAGATGAAACTCAATGTGGAGTAGAAATATTAAAAGCCATACAATCAATTAAATCAGATACTTGTTGGTTTTTTCCTCTACCTTATCCTTCTTTTACAGGTGAAGCTAATAATAGTGGTGGAGCGGAAGTAACTATTGCAGGTCCTTTTTATTATTATAATAAATTATATACTCAAGGTTCTGAAGAAATATTATCAGGATGTGTACATTTAGGAAAAACTTATAGTTTTCCTAATGGTGGATGTTTAGGTGATTTATTTAGAGCTAGTGTAGATGGATATGATCCTTATCCTGCTTCAGACTTTGCTGTAAAAGTCTTTCCTAATGAAGTTTTTAGTAATTCAATTTTAATTAAATCTAAAAAATATTGTGGACAATTACTTATAAGATCTAAAGGTTTAGGAAGTAATACGGATTTATCCACAGAAATAACTGATTATATTGCTGATAATCAACAATTTGGAGTTATTTTTAAATTACCTGGACAAACTGCAATTAATCCTCCTGTATTAGAAGTACTTCAAAAAGGAACTAATGAAGGAGAATCAAATGGATTTTTTGATTTACAAGGTAAATCTTTTCCTATACAAATAAAAGGAGAATTAATAGATGAATGTAATTGCCCCCCTCTTTAAAATAAAAATTTAAAAAAAAATATATAATATGCCTACACAAAATGCTTTATGCAATCAATGTAATCAACAATGTACTTGTGATCAATGTACTTTAATTCCATGTACTGATGGATGTTTAGATTACCCAAAAACAAACTGTGTCTTAACTTCAAAAGACATTGACTTAAATGGTACAATATATCCAAAAGGTACTACTTTAACTACTATTAATGATGTGGTTTTTGATAGTCTTAGAAATGGTGTTCCTGTTAACCAAGCTCAGGATATTAAATTTAAAGTAAGTGCTGCCGACTCTTCAAATGGTTATTTAGAAGATAAACTTGTAGGCTCTAATAATATAACACTTACTAAATTAAATCCAGGTAATACAGAATCTGTTAGATTATCTGCAAAAATATCTAGTCAAACTGGAAATGCTTTAAGTTCTCTTACTGATGGTTTATATGTATCTCCTTCAACAAGTGGTTCAACTACTCAAGTTTTAGTTACAGATACTCCAACAATAGATATGTCTGTTGCTTCAGTTACTGGTGGTTATCAAATATCAGGTGCTGTTAAATTATCAACTGATGCTGGAAATTCTTTAACAAATGGAACTATAGATGGTGGTTTATATGTAAATGTACCTGCTATTGCTCAACGTACAGTTTCAGGTTCTACAACAGATACAATTGTTACTAATACAATACTTACAGGTAGTAACTATCAAATTTTTGCAAATGCTAAAGTTGATAATACCGGAGATAATATATTAACATCTAGTTCAGCTGGTTTAAAAGTAAGTGCTGCTGCTGCCGGTGCAGCAAGTTTTTCAGTAGTAGATACAAATACAATAGATTTAACAAAAACAGGTACTGTTCTTTCCGCTGATGTTAAAATAGATCCTACTTCTACAGCAACTGTTACTTCTAGTGCTGCTGGTTTAAAGATAAATATACCTACTACACCCCCTCCTGCTGTTGTTATTGACAATACTGGTACTGTAGATTTTACTTTAACAGGTTCTACTTTAAAAGGTAATGTAGATTATGAAAATACTGTATCTAATACCAAAGCATTTAAATTTAATACTGTAAGTAATCAATTAAGTGGAGAAGTTTTGTTAAATGCTACTTCAGATAATAAAACAGTTATGACATCAACTGGTTTATATACACAAGATTGTACTTTTAATGTTAATGGTATTACTGTTACACAATCAGGTGCAAATGTACAAATAGATTTTACTGTATCTGGTTCAGCTATTCAATCATTTACTTCTGAAATAACAATAGATGGTGTTTATAAAGGTACATTTACAGCTACTACTTCATCTTCTTTAGGAACTATTACTGTACCTTCTGTTACATTAGTATCAAATTCTAAAATTTATATTAAAATTAGAAAAACTTGTGCTATATCTTATGATAATTTTGAAATAATATTTAATCCTGGTTCTAGTTTTGTAAATGTTCCTTCAGGTGCATTTTTAAGTAGTTGGACTCCTGACGCTACATTTCCTCCAAAATATAGAATACAAGATGGTGTCTTATATTTAATAGGAATTGTTTCAAAATCTTTAACATTTCCTATAGCAACAGCAGGTACTTTTAATAGTGATATTATAGATTTATCTTTATTAACAGGGTTTTCTACTATAAAATCTTGGGCAACTGGTAGTTATTCTGATGATTATGGTGTACGTGATTCAATATTTAATAGTTCTTGTATAGGTAATGGATCATTATTTAGAAGTGGCAGTAATTTATCTATAAAATATGTTCATAAATCAGATACTTCTCTTACAAGCACAAGAACATTTGGTTTAGGAGGTATAGTTATTTAAAATAAAAAAGAATATGAAAAATACAAAAATAAAAAATAGTTGCGGAAAAAAAGGATGTAGAGTAATAGTACTTCCTTTAATGATCCCAAAGGAAATTCCTTTAGCGGATAACCCCTTTATCAAAGAAAAGAAAGCGGCTTAGTTTATTGGTTTTCTAAGCACACCCCTGGTAATTTTTTACCGGGGGTTTTTTTATTATAAAAAGATGTATATTTGTATTATGAAATTTAAACATATAAAAATATACCTAGAAGAAAAATGGTGGGAATTTAAACAAGGAATTTCTAATCTTTATTATTACTTTAAAGTAATTTGGAAAGATCAAAATTTTGATTATAGTTTTATTGATAGATTAATGCTTGCTAAATTAAAAAGAACTAAAGATTATTTAGATAAAAGTAAATGGTATTCTATGGATAAAAAAGTAATTCAATCCCTTAAAATATGTATTAATATTCTTGAAAGAAAAGAAAAAGATTTCTATTATAAAACTTTTGAAAACCTTATAAATAATCCAATGCCATTTGAAGAAATATTTATTAAGGATGAGAATAATAAAAATTATATATTAAATCCAAAATGGACTATTTCTTTAAATATGCCGTATTACAACGAATTAAAAGAAAAGGCTGAGTCTATAGAAAAAAGAGATAATATTTTATTTAATAATATTTATTTAAAATATAAGGAAGAATGGTGGTCGTAAAAAAATATCCTGATTATATAAGATTACAGGGATTATTAAAAATTTTAAAAAAATTACAAAATGATAAAAAAGACAAAGAAAGTAACATTAAAGAAAAAATCAAATGTTACGAAAGTAAAATTAAATCCTACGTTAAATAAATTTCATAAAATAGAAATACCTATTTATAAATGCGATGTTTTTATATATATGGGAAAAGATATAGTATCCTTTAAAAAAAAGTCTATAACATCTATTGAAAAAGACTATCCAGGATTTTTTAATATGATGGAAGATGAAATAGAAGTTGGTCAATCTTTAGGTATTACTTTTTATAGAGGTAAAACAATATGTATTCATATAAATTATGATGAACCTTCTTACAACGCTATTAATACTATTGCACATGAGATATATCATGCAGTATATAAAATATTAAACTATAGTGGGTTAGATATTCATGAAACATCAGAAGAAGCTTTTTCTTATCTTACAGGTTATTTAACTGAGGAAATATTTAAAAAATTAAAAATCAATTTAAGTTTCTAATGTTAGATGATTTTAAATATATAATAAAACCATTAAATCCTAATCTTGGAGATATTTTTATTGAAAATCATATTATATTTATATATGATGGAATTAGTTGGATAAAATTGGGTGATTCTAAATTAGAAAAAATTGAGAATAAACCAACAATAACAAAACCTTTACACATACTTATAAAAGATATATTAAAAAATATGTTACCTTTGCAATAAGGTACTTAACTAAGAAGTTAGTTATAACTGAAAGTCTGGATATCATGTATATTAAAGCAACACTTAGAAACCAGAAGTAACATTCTGGTTTCTTTTTAAAAAAATGAAAGACATATTTAAATATAAACTTTTAGCATTTGTAACCATGGTTAAATTAACCAGGGATAATTCTATATTACAACATAATAAAGAAACAAATGAAAGTATATATAAAACTATGGGTATTTCATATGCTTCTTTTTTAAAATACAAAAAGTATCTAGTTAATAATGGACTTACTAAAAAAGTAGGTCCAAATTTAGTTATAGTAAAAATGAAAGATGTATTAACTTTCCTTAATGAAAGAGAGGTTAGTACTAAAAATTTACGTTTTAATAAACATTTATTTTTCTATAAAAAGTACCAACATAATTCAATAACATTTAAAGATTTATTTTATACCATTGTTGATGGTGTTGTATTAAAAAATCTAAATCAACAAATATTTAATAGAGATAAGACTCAAGCTCAACTTGCAGCTTATAAAAACTCTTCTAACAGAAATAAGGCAACAGGTCAGTTACTTAAAGCACTTTCAAAAAAAGCAGCTAGATATAACATTACAACTGATGAATTAGTAAAGCGTACTGAAGCAAGTGATTATAAGTATATAGTAACAGGTAAAAATCATATTTCAAAATTAACAGGATTATCTACAGCGGCTTCTTCTTCTCTTTTAAGAAGAATGCATAATACAGGTATGATAGATAGAAAAATTATAAACTATCCATTAAAACATATTCCAATTACCACTCCATTAGAAGCAGTAAAAGAGATGTATCCAAAAGGTGTTATATACATATCTAAAAGATATAACATGTATTTTCTATCTAAAGGTTCCCAAGTAGAAAAAACTAATAAGTTTGAAGCTTGTTTTTTCTTTGGAAACCTTAAAAAATCCCCTGTTGCCTTATTGTAAGTATTTTGATTATATATTGTTAATATACATCTACTATATTATAATTTTATATACCTTTGCTATATGAAGAAAAAAGATATTATATTATATATACAGGAGTTATATGAGATATTAAATATCCAAAAAAACTCATTAGAACTTCTTCAAGAAGAAATCCTTGAAACTGAAGTTAAATTAAACAAGTTTAGAAAAAAATTAATAAAAAAGAATGATACAAAAATTATTAGATAATTGGTTAGAAGATTTTTATTCATATGGAGAGTTTGAATATATTTATATAGAAGATAAAGAACTTACTAATTATCAATTAAATACATTAATTGAAACCTATAAATTAAATAATGATTACATTAATATAATTAAAAAATATAAATATCGTTTAATGCTTCATGAAACAGGAGGAACCCATGGTTTTTAATTATGTGGAAATATAACGGAAAGATATTAAAAGAAATACCAACAGATGCTTTTGGGTTTGTATATAAAATTACAAATAAAGAAACAAAGGAGTACTATATAGGATCTAAACAATTTTACTCTAATACCAATGCCAAAATCTCTAAAAAACGCAGTAATGAGCTTTATTCAGGTAAAGGAAGAAAACCCACAAGAGAAAAGAAACAAAAAGAATCAAATTGGAAAACTTACATATCTTCATCAAAAAAAGTACAAGAAATGATTGCAATTTCAAAAGATTTATTTATCTTTGAGATTCAAACAATATGTTTTTCAAAAACCGAAATGCTTATTTTAGAGGCAATGCGAATAGGAAATAAATTTTTAGATAAAGATCCCCTTATATTAAATGAGTGGATTTCATTAAAAACACCAAAAATAAAATAATAATGAATACACCAACACTACTTACAGAAATAGAAACAATAGTACCAGAAATGGAAACACCAGCTCAAGAACTTTCATATTTAGATATTTTAAAAAATGAAATGATGCAAGCAGGTAAAAATATACCATTAGATTCAGCTGATATTAAAATGCTCCCTAAAGGAAAACATATAACAGTAGCATATCCATCCAAAGCAATGATTAGAAATTATAAACGAGATTTTAAAAAAAAGTAGTCTTTCATTCAATATAAAAAAACCCTGGTATTAATTTATTCAGGGTTTTTTGTTTATATTAAAAAACATATTACCTTTACAGTATTAAATAAATTATATGCAAGAAAAAAAGCAAATTAAAGGAGAGATTAAGTATCTTGTTCAATTAAATGATGAACAAAGAGATGCCAAAAGATTAATATACGAAAATCAAATTGTAATTGTTACAGGTCAAGCAGGTAGTGGTAAATCTCTTGTATGCGCTCAAGTAGCATTAGATTTTTTATTTAAGAAAAAAGTTTCTAAAATATTTAATACAAGGGCTGCTATTGAAGTAGGAAAAACTTTAGGATTTATGCCAGGTGGTTTAAAAGATAAATTTGATCCTTATATGGAAGCTTTTAAAGAAAATTTATATAAGTGTTATGATAGTAAAAAAATTGATGAACTTATTTCAGAAGAAAAAATAAAAGCTCTTCCAGTACAATTTATACGAGGTAAAACAGTTGATGATATATTAGTTTGTGAGGAAATACAAAATATGACTCCTGGGGAAGTAGAAGCTATAATTACCCGTTTAGGTAAAACAGGTACCATTATTTTAAATGGAGATGCAGCTCAACGAGATACCAATATTGCTTATACAGGTTTAGATTGGATTATAGAATTATCTAAAAATATTCCTGAAATTAAATGGATTAAATTAAAGGAAAATCATCGTTCTGGATTAGTAGGTAAAATTTTAGATTATATTTATAAAAATAAAACTAATGAGTAAAACTTTTACAAAGTATGAAGCTATGAAAAACATAGTAAGTACTACATCAACAAATTCAATTAATCAAATTGAAATAACCGTTCCCTTAAAAGACGATCAAGAAGATGAAGATCTATTATTAGATATCTTAGATAAAATAGATATAGTAGAATCTAAGTTAGATACAATATTAAAAATATGTGATAGAATAAGTAGAAATATATAAAAAATGGTTGAGATATTATGCATAAATGATAAAGATAGACCTTCTGAAATACCTATATCAAAATGGGTAAAGGAAGGTGAAAAATACAATGTAATACGTATAGTTAATATTATACCTATTCCTGGATTTGATCACACTAAAAAAATAGGCTTTGAACTATTAGAAATAGACTTAGATGAAAGTAATGAACCATATGCTTATTTTGATTCTAAAAGATTTGCATTTAAACCAGAGGATATAGAAGATTTAATTGAAATTGCAAAATATAACATAGGTCAAAAAGAAATTAATGAAATTAATGCAGTAGAGTTAATAACAACATCTTAACATCGCACTTCCGATTTATAATGTATATTTGCACTATGAAAACATTAAATACCTTTTTAACGAAATGTCCAAGTTACATTAAATGCGGACCAGCTAGAATAGCTAAAGCAACTGGAATTAGTTTAAACACAGTAATCAAGTTTAGAAAAACCCCAGAGTATATACAAATCAAAACCAAATACTATACAACAGTAGGACAATAGTCCTACTTTTTTTTCATTTAAACAAAAACCAAAAATGAGTAAATTAAATAAAATTGATAAATATTTTCTTGAAGATCCATCAAGAATGCAAAGAGGTTCTAAAATAACTGCAACTAGATTAAAAGTTACCGAATCAGAAGTTATTGCATCTCGTAAAAAAGTTAAATCATTACAAAGTGCTGAAACATTTATAAATAAACTTGAAGAAACAGGTATGTCAAATTTAGATGAAGTTGTAAAAACTGTATCTAAACAAGATCCTAAAAAAGCAGAAGTATATGAACTAGATATGGTACGTAGAAAATGTGAATCTAAAACAAAAGAAACAGAAGATAAGTATAAAGCATTACTTAATCAGTATGAAGCTTTAGATAATAAGTATGATGATCTTTTAAGACTTCAAGATCAGCCTAAAGTATCTAAGTTATCTATACCTTTAGACAAAACTGTTAAAAGACAAGGTGCTTCTCTTATTGCTGTTAGTGATTGGCATGTAGAAAAAATAATTGAAAAAAGATCATTAAACGGGTTAAATGAGTTTAATCCAACAATTGCAAAGTTACGTTCAGAAAAATTTGCTGATTCAACAGTAAAATTAATTAATAGAGATTCTGTTGATTTTGATAAACATAGTACTGTTTTATTTTTAAATGGTGATTTTATAGAAGGATATATTCATCCTGAAAGTCAAATGATAACTAATTCAATGACTCCTGTAGAAGCTACTGCATTTGCAAATGAATTAATATCTAATGCATTAACACATATTATAAAAAATGCTAAGACAAAAGATATTACAATAGTATGTCAAAATGGTAATCATGCCCGTACCTCTAAAAGAATGGAAAGTTCAACTGATCATAGAACATCATATGAAACAATGTTATATGCTATGTTGAATCAAAAGTTTAAAGATAGTACTAACTTTATTCTTCCTTATTCAGATGTTTCTTATGTAAAAATAATGGATAAGAATATTAGATACTTTCACGGACATCAATGTAAATTTGGTGGAGGTATTGGAGGATTAACAGTTCCATTAACTAAATTTATCCTACGTCAAAATAGTGTAAATAGTGCAGATTATAATATTATGGGACATTACCATACAGCTTCTTTACCTACGGTAGATTGTATGTTAAATGGTAGTCTTTGTGGATATGATAACTATGCTCAAATGTTAGGATGTTCATATGAACCTGCAATGCAAACATATAGACTATTAGATTCTAAATATGGTTTCACTTCTTTTAATCCAATAATTTGTGAGTAATTTTATAGGGATTCGTAAATCAACACAAAATATACCTCAACAAATAGCACTTTCTTTACAAATGTATGGTAAAGAAAGTGTTTGTTATGAAGTTAATGTTGAAGGAACATCACTTCCACAAGTAGGAACAATGATAAAAATAAATGGAAAAGATTGTCTTTTAATTGCCACTGATAGTATTTGGCAAGTATCTCAACCTATACTATTAGATAAAAAAGTAGATTTTTTTGTAGATGAAAATTACACACCACCAAATAAATAAAAAAGTTTAAAAATTTTAACAAACCGCTAATAAAAATAGCGGTTTTTTTATTTTTTAATATTAACAATTAATCGTATTTAACATTACAAATTACTAACTTATATTGTCAATTTCATCTATGCCAGAGAGTAAGAATAAATATTGGGTAGTTGAACAGCGTTTAGAAGATG